CACAGACTGGTCCCACCGCGACAAAGACTCTCTGTCAATAAGTCCACGAGGAGCTTTATCACCTACTTTGACAGTCTCCTTTCCGAGGAGCTTTTTCAGACGGTCGTCTACAAGTACACCGGGTCCGAATGTAAGATTGTCCCGGGTATCCATGTATGCGACATAAGAACCATTGTCAAAATGTTTAAGGCTGTCGTACAGACTCGATCCAAACTCTTCTGGCCGGACATACTGCTCAAAATATTCTTTGCTCGACGTCATACTACTGACCAGCCTCTGACTTGGCAGCATCAGCAAGAAGATCAAGCAGAGACTCAAGACGACGTTCTTCACGATCTTTCTCACTTTCTTCCTTATCAGACATAATTTTTATCCCGTCACGGAGAGCCTCGACCCGTTGCTTATCCTCCTGAAGATCAAGCTGACGATTCTTGGTTGCCAGAGTTGCCGCGTCCTTGATGGCCGAGAGTTGTACTTTCTCTTTGTCAAGTTCACTGGAGGCTGACTCTTTGATCCCGTCAAGCTGTAGTGCTGCCTTGTCGAGTTCAAGACGGGCTGTGTCGTTGGCAAGCAGCTGCTGTTCCGGGCTGCCCCCGGCGATAATCTGTTGGTTCGCTGTCATAACCTTGGCGGCGGCGTCGGCAATGATCTGATCCTGCATCCCCTGCTGGACGGCCTGTGCATACATCTCCGGCGGGACAGTCTGGGCGACGACGCCTTCGATCTGTGTCTGGTACCGGAGCATCATATGTTCCCGGATGTTCGCCTCAATGACCGGGACGAACTGGGCCATTGCGGCAGAGGCACCTGCGGTCGGGTCTTGCAGAAAGTTTGTCTTCACTTGGATGTGTGCCTCGTGGTTCTGTCCCGGGAAGGCCGCAATCGGTCGGCCCTTCGATACCGTTATAATATCTGTGATCGGGTCGGCAGGTTCGGCCTGTTCAGGTTTTGGGATTACCTGATCAATGTTCGGGAAGTCTGCCGCCTCCAGAACCTGACGGATGAGTTCGGAGGTGTTGAACGTGCCCGGGGGTGACTGGGCAGAGAACTGGAGAGCCATCGAGGCTAATGAGATACGATGTGCCCGGGACGGGATGTTCGGGTCAGAGACAGGGAGAACATCGACCCGGCCGTCAAAGTCCTGCTGGAAGACTGTCATGTCCCCGTCAGGGGTGGCGTACGGGTAACCGTTGACCGGGACAAAATCATAGTTGATCCGGGCAAGGATTTTGAACTGTTGACGCTGGGCCGCATGGAGACGCTTGTGGACAGCCGAGAAGAACTTGGCAGACGCCTCTAGCAGGGCCATTGTTGTCCCGACAGGGCCGTACGATGCCGCATCGGAGACGACCTGATCTGTCTGGTCCGCAAACTTCTCGGCGGCAGAGGAGACAAATCCGAGGAGTTGGAACAGGGTCTGGGACGGTTCCTTGTACGGGAGATTGACGATAGACTTTGACAGGTCCATCCCCAGAGTTTCGACTTCCTTGAATTCGCCGGGGCTGATCGGGTCGCTGTCCCCGACGACACGGATACCCTTGGCCTTGAACCCGCCGGGGAGATTGGCGAACTGTCCGGCGTCTACCAGTGCCCGCATAGCAGAGGTGGCCGTCATGGTCAGATTACCGATCAGATGGATCAGTCCGAGGCCGTAGAAGCCGAAACCGGGGACATAACGGTAATGGGTGAAATGGATCATCTTCTCGGAGAGCGGGTCGTCTTCGAGATAGTTTCTCCGGATCGAGAGAACTGTCCGTGAATCCTGCTCTACCGTGATGATGTAGGGGTAGGGACGGTCGTCATCTTCTAGCTGACACGTCACGTGCTGTTCAAGAAGAGTGTACTCAGGGTCTTCCCCGCCGGAATGGAGACCCATGATCTGGTCAATCTTCTGGGCAATTTCATTGTCGGAACGCGTATCTGCGGCTTCTGGGAGGTCGTCGCCGAGATCACGGTACATCCCTGAACGGATGTCTGCTTCTAGGTCGACCGCCGACTTGTAGATAACATGGGTATACCGTTCCGCCTTGCGAAGATCGGTTGCAGAGTACGAGACATAGAACTGATCAATCGGGATGTGCTCTGCTGTCGGGCGGGCCAGACCGCCGTCATAATACATTTTTACAATTGCAGAGCCGACGATGGGGAGATGGAAAAGCATCCGCTCCATCTCGTCAAAATATTCAGGCATTAGTTCGGTAAGTTCGTAGTTCATAAACTTACGGACACGGTTAGACTGTTGGACAATCTGAGAATCAGGATCACCGATGATCTGGGTCCGGACAGGTCCGTTGGCCGGGAGAAGCTCCTGACTGGCCTTGGACTGGAACTTGACAGCGGCTTCGATAATCAGGGGATGGGTAGCGGCGCACGATCCTTGGAAGGCCGTCCCGGTCTCCTCGAACTTCAGCCCGAGAAGGTCGAGACCATTGGTCAGGGTCTCGTCCCATTCAGAACGCGAATCGCGGTCGGCCTCGAACCCGTCGATGACTTTGTTGACCACATATTCTAACTCATCGTCCCCGACGTACTCGGCAATATTTGCAAAGTGGGGGATTTCTATCTCGACCACGGTCTCCTCCGACAGATATTCCATATCCTCCGGGGAGAGGGACAGGTCCGACAGATCGAGATCGTCTAGTTCTAGCTCGATCCCGTCGGGTCCGGGGTCTTCGTCCGGGGTTATTGATCCGAGTTGATAGTTTTCGATGAGTGACATCAGATTGCCTTCGGTTCGTAATTGTTAGATCGTTCGACGACAGAGCCGCCTTTCTTGAACTGTTTAATTTTATAAGACGGAAGTGTTTTTGCATAGTTAGTAAAATACTTGGTGTTCTGAATATCAAAAATGTTGAGGTCTGCCCCTTCTGTGGAGGCTCGTAACGCTTCGAGTATTTTTTTAGCGTATCCTTGCTTTCGGTACTCTGGTTTAATTTCGATATCAACGATACCGTTGATCTGACCAGTCGTAGCATCTCGGCGGAGCTTTACGTTTCCGACAAGATTTTTTCCAGACTCGTCTGCGACACCATAGTGTAATACGGTGTAGTCCGACGACCCCCGTACCGGCGTTCCACCTATCAAATTAACGCTGTTGTCGGGGGTAGATAGTTGATGAAACCCCATCCCTGCGTCAAATTCTTCCAGCTTTAAAGAAGGATTATCAATAGGCGGGACGGACATTGAATCATCTTTTTTTAGTACTTGTCTGTTTACCGCCGTCCCGCTTTTTCTGGTCTCAGCATAGCCCATCTGATCCGGATCACTATTTCTCGTACTGCCCCGGAGACGCATAATGGGAGGTTTCGGCATTTCAAATATTTTGTCTGGTGACAACGGACCTTCAACTTCTTCTGCTCCGCGCAGATACTTTATTTCAGCTTGAATAGTTGGTCTATCTGAAACGATAGCTTCAGCTACTCTGGTGTTTCCTTCAACGATGAAAGGTTGTCCATCTTCCCGCACGTGAATTAAAATAGGACTAGGATTGTATCCTTCTGCTTTGATAGATTTTTGTAAGTTTCCTAATTTCTCACCAGACATTCGGGACAGTTCTTCGCTCATGGCTCCCGGAATGTCAGAAAGTTGTTTTGGGTCAAGTTCGACAACACCTTTGTGATACCCTGTAATTGCTGTAGTTCCTAAATTTTTTCGATATGTATCTGGTTCGGCCTTTGCCATTGCTTCCGCAGCATCTTCTTTTTTATCACGAAGCCAACTTCCGCCGGGATTGTCAACTTCTAATTTGGAGGCAACTCGCTTTATAGTCGCTGCCCCGACAAACGGAAGGGCCAGACTTAGGGCAGACAAACCTGCCTGACCATAGTTACCATCACCCATATCTTTGGCAAAGTGGGCTGCGTCTAGTCCTTCACCAACACCCGGAAGCATGGACATGATCATCTCTGCCTGTTGACTAGGAGAAGCAGGGGTGTAGTCTTTGTACAGACGGGCAGATGCCAGAGACGGGCCTTGCCTCCGATCAGGAGATTGATACTCTGTACCGAAATCCGCGATCATTTGGTTGAGTTCTAAAATGTCTTGATCAGCCATACCGATACTATACTCGGCGGGCGGGTAATACCCAATAACCGCCCCGGCCCCGATTTTTCTTTGGCTCTTCGTCTTCAGGATCGTCCGGATGTGTGATTCTCCACGAATCACGGACATACAAAATAGCCATTGTCATTGCATCTACCATATCATCATGTCGTCCCGCAGGGAAGCGGAGGGCCTGATTGATAAGGTCGTCCCCCCACTCCTTCCGGGGTATCCAGACCCGTCCCGATTCCATGAACGGGGTAGAGGCGTTGACCCGGGATACCTTGTCCCGGTCCGGCATGTATTCCATGATCGGGAGTCCGGCCCGGCGAAGGTCTTGGATCAGGGACTGTCCCGACGCCTTCTTCTCGATCAGGACCAGATCGGGTCTGTGGTGATCGTACTCTTCCTGTGCCAGTCGTCTAAGTTCCGGGTACTCCCACCGTCCGTGCTCGTTCCCGAGCAGGATCAGGTTGGCCACCGCGTGTTCGGTCCCGGCCGAATCCTCCTGTTTGGTATGGAAGATGCCCCATGTCTGCATAACAGATTCGTCGGCGGACGCCTTTACCGAGAACGCCGTGTCCATCGTCTGGAGGACAAACTCGCAGGCCGGTGGGTCGGATTCGTCCCACGGTTTCAGATATCCCATCTTGATGATCCCGCCCTCGTCAGGGGTAGGGTTCTGCATGTATAGGGCTTGCCAGTATTTGGACCCATTGTTCGATTTTATCTCGGCCTCGTCCTGACGGAGCAGTTCGTCCGACCTCCATTCAGGAAAATAGGACGATCCGACCGGGAGACCCAGCATCTCAGAACAATCTTCGTCGACCCATGCAGGTATTTTGATAACTTTCCACGGGATTGTCTCGACTTCCTCTGATCCTTGGTTTTTCAGGAGCCAGCCGCACAGATCATCGTCATGGTACCGGGTATTGATGATTACGATGGACCCGCCGGGCATCAGACGGGTACGGAGACCGGACGGGTACCAGTTTTTGATATATGCCCGGCCAGAGTCCGAGAACGCGTCCTCCTCAGACATTGCATCATCGATTATGGCCACGTGTGCGCCACGACCGGCTATCTGGGAGTGGACACCGGCCGAAAAGTACGATCCGCCCTTGTTTGTCTTCCATTTACCTGCTGCCTTGGCGTCTTTACGGAGCCGGACCCCTTCGAAGACCTCCCCGAACTCGGCCGTGGCTACCAGATCACGGACAGATCGGCCAAAATCAGAGGAAAGCTGCTCATTATGACTGATTGTCAGTATTTCATGGACAGGGTTGCGTCCCATGTACCACGACGGGAAGAGTCTGGACGATATGAGCGACTTGGACGAGCGTGGTGGGAGGAAAATCATCAGACGTTGGCCACCGTGGTCTACACAACGCTGTAATTCACGGCACATTATGTCGATATGACGCCCCCATCGGAAGTCTGGGACAATAAGAGGGGCCATCAGCCGGACATAGGAGGCGAAATCGTCGTGGCTTGCCTGT